AACACTTTGGAGTTTTTATTCGGATGAGTTTTCTTAATGATGTAGTAAAGGAGATCGGCAATGAGTATGCTGGTATTGTTAACGAAGGGGTCGCTGCTGGCGATGTTGCATCTTTCGTTGATACTGGTTGTTATCTATTTAACGCCGTCGTTAGTGGGTCTCTTTTTGGTGGTGTTCCTTCCAATAAGATTACGGCTATTGCTGGTGAATCAAGCACGGGAAAGACTTTTTTTACTCTCGCTATCGTTCGTAATTTCCTTGATTCTGATCCAGATGCTGGATGCATATATTTTGAGTCCGAGTCTGCAATCTCTCGTGACATGATCGAGAGTCGTGGTATCGATTCAAAGCGTATGATGATCGTTCCTGTTGTTACAGTGCAAGAGTTTCGTACACAAGCAATCAAGATTGTTGATAAGTATCTAGAACAGAAACCTGAGGAACGCAAACCTCTGATGTTCTGTCTAGACTCACTTGGTATGCTATCAACTACCAAGGAAGTCACAGATGCTGAGGCAGGTTCTGAGACTCGTGACATGACTCGCTCTCAGATTGTCAAGTCTATCTTCCGTGTACTCACACTGAAACTTGGTAAGGCGAATGTGCCTATGATCGTTACCAATCACACCTATGATGTCATCGGTGCCTATGTGCCAATGAAAGAAATGGGCGGTGGTAGTGGTTTGAAGTACGCTGCATCGTCTATTATATTCTTATCCAAGTCTAAGGAGAAGGATGGTAAAGAGGTGATCGGCAACATCATCAAATGCGAAACCAAGAAGTCACGATTCACTAAGGAGAACGCTAAGATCGAGACACGCCTATTCTATGACGAGCGTGGACTTGACAAGTATTATGGACTACTGGAACTGGGTGAGAAGCACGGAGTCTTTGAACGTGTGGGTAACCGTTATAAGATGGGGGACGTTTCTCTTTATTCTAAACAGATCCTCAAAGATCCTGAGAAGTATTTCACACCCGAAGTGATGCAAGCACTAGATGAAGTCGCACAAAAGGAGTTCAGTTATGGAGCATGACCACTACATCAGAACATATGATAATGTTCTTGATGATAATCTTGTTAAGAACATCATGGAGTCTTCCAGAGATGTTCAGTGGGAATACTGGGATCGTGATGGTCGTCCACAGTTTCATCAGTTCAATGTGACTGACTATGCTCAGAACAATCCTGATTCTATCTGGGGTAAGGTTCACAATCGTCTGATTGAAGCAATCAAAGATGTGTCTGAACAGTATATGGAAGACACTGATAGTCGATCAGCATGGCCAGCAGAGAATGCACTTGAACAGATTCGTTTGAAGAAGTACATTGCAGAAGATGATGATCGTTTTGATCCTCACGTTGATGTTGGTGACCACAGTAGTGCTAGGAGGTTCCTTGCATTGTTCTTCTATCTGAATGACGTTGACGAGGGTGGTGAAACGTGGTTTACTAAGATGGGAATCAAAATTAAACCAGTAGCAGGTCGATGTCTGGTGTTCCCACCCACATGGACCTATCCTCATGCAGGACTACCACCATTGAAACAAAATAAACACATCATTGGTACCTATCTACACTACATTTAATGCAAAAGATTGAAGAAATTACTCTCAGTAAACTTATACGTGATGAAAACTATTGTAGATCTGTACTCCCTTTCCTAAAAGATGAATACTTTGATCACCAACCACATCAGGTATTGTTTCATCAGATAAATGATTATGTAACGGAATACAATACTATTCCTGAGACTACTGCTCTCAAAATTGAGATTGAAAAGCGACGAGATTTGAGTGAGGATATCATAAAAGATATCGAATCATTCCTTGATACCAGGATTGATGACACACAATATAATGATGAATGGTTACTGAATACTACTGAGAAGTGGTGTAAAGAACGTTCGATCTATCTTGCACTGATGGAGTCTATTAAGATTGCTGATGGTCAAGACAAGACTCGCACCAAAGATGCCATTCCCCACATCATGGCAGAAGCATTAGGTACATGCTTTGATGATACTGTGGGACATGATTACTTACTAGACTCCGACGACCGCTATGACTTTTACCACCAAACGCACGACAAGATTCCCTTTGATCTCGAATATTTCAACAAAATCACAAAAGGTGGTTTGCCTCGCAAGACTCTCAATGTCGCTCTTGCTGGAACGGGTGTCGGGAAAAGTCTATTCATGTGCCATATGGCTAGTGCCGCCCTCTTGCAAGGCAGGAACGTACTCTATATTACACTTGAAATGGCAGAGGAGAAGATTGCTGAACGAATTGACGCCAACCTCCTGGACATCAACATCAAGCAACTCTCGGACCCTCTCTTCACGAAACAACAGTTCCGAACAAAAGTAGATAAGATTGCTAAGCAGACCCAAGGTCGCTTAGTGATTAAGGAATACCCTACTGCATCTGCTCACGTCAATCACTTCAAGTCTCTCTTGAATGAACTGAGTATGAAGCGTGGTTTCGCTCCTGATATCATCTTCATTGACTACCTAAACATCTGTGCCTCTGCACGTTACAAGAATGCTGTGGTGAACTCCTATACTTTCATCAAAGGTATTGCAGAAGAACTACGTGGTCTTGCTGTTGAGATGGATGTACCTATTATGACTGCTACACAGACCACTAGGTCTGGTTATGGTAGTTCTGATGTTGATCTTACTGACACATCAGAATCATTTGGTCTTCCTGCCACTGCTGACTTGATGTTTGCTCTCATCTCTACTGAGGATTTGGAAGCAACAGGTCAGATTATGGTCAAACAATTGAAGAATAGATACAATGATCCGACAATGAACAAACGTTTCATCATAGGTATTGACAGAGCGAAGATGAGACTGTATGATTGTGATCAGTCTGAACAAGACAACATCCTTGACTCTGGTCAGGGCATTGAGGATAAGTTCCTTGAAACAAAAACACAAAGTAAATTTGACACTTGGCACGTATGACCGACTCCGCTAACAAAAGATCCCGCGACAACGACGTTAACGTTAATTTTGAGGGTAATGATGCTGCCTCAGCAGCAGCAGAGAAACTTTCTAATACTGCCCAAGATATCAAGGACGGTATGCAGGATAAACTTGAAGATATGCAGGAGGATACTCCTAAAACTCCTGAGGATTTCATCAATAAGAAGGGTTTCAATGCATGGGTGACTGCTGAGAAGATCAAAGAGAAGGAAGCAGAAAAGAATAAGAAGAAAGAAGAACGTTTCCGTGTGGATCTTGATAAGTATCTGCACTTTGCTGATGATACCTGCTCCAAACCAAGCAAGGATCAGGTTGCATACATCGAACGTCTTCGTCAACTCCATGAAGATGGTTGTAACATTGCTCGTCTTGACACCGCTGCTGCTGGTCTGACTGCTGAGTCAGGTGAGTTTGCAGAGATTGTGAAGAAGTTGAAGTTCCAAGGCAAACCCTGGAATGATGCTAACAAAGAACATCTCATCAAAGAACTTGGTGACATTCTATGGTATGCAGCACAAGCATGTCATGCACTAGAAGTGACCTTTGATCATGTTCTGTATGTCAACTCTCTGAAACTTGCTGCACGTTACTCCGAAGGTAGTTTCTCTATCGAAGAGTCTGAGAACCGTGTGGAAGGCGACATCTGATGGACGGTGCAGTACATGCTTGGCACTCCATGTCCTACGGAGAGGGGTTCCTCTTCTCCGTCTGGATCTTGGGGATGTATTACGTTAAATTACAAATGGATAAGAGGTTTGGAGGTCGCTGATGTTCTCACTTTGGATCCACTTGCGAGCATTCTTTGCTGTTGTGGTTGTTGGTTGTGCTCAACCTGTCAACTGGCAGCATTGCTATCGAGTGGACCAGTGGTTGCTACCAGAGATCGTACAAGGATACAAATTGTGGTCAGGTCAAGAGAAACCATATCAGAATGAAAGAGATTATCTAAATAGTTTGGATAATCAGTGCCTAGAAGATGGCAAGATCGATTAAAGAAGCATGGGATGACTACAAACGTCATTACCAAAAAGGATTTGAGATTGTATCTAAGAAAGAGATCGTTGTATACGATGGTGCTCAGAGTAAAACAAAGGTAGGAGTTATCGCTAAGGGTGATGGTGTTCATGTTAAACCCATCAAAGGTGGTAACTACCAGGCCAGAATAGAAGTCTTGTATCAGAATGACAAGTCGGGGTGGATCTCTACTCCTTTGTTAGGCAAACCTAGGTCTGCCACAGGTAAGAAGAAGATGCCTGAGTTAAAACCTCAGGCGTTTGACATTCCTATGGATACTAAGATGTCTTTTGATACTTACTATAAGAAAGTCATCGCTGCTATTAAGAAAAGGGATGATCTTCAACTGGTAATCAAAGAGTATCTAATTGAACTAACTGATTTTTGTATGGAGCATGGTGCTACTGAGAAGAAGGAACTACTTAAAGCATATGCAGACTTAGCAGCATCAGAATACATTGATATTATGAATAACGTGGAGAAAGATTTCTCTGAGATTACTGCTCCACTATGTGTATTGGAACGTGGTGCTGCTGACTTAGATAAACTAGGGTATGGTAGGTTAAATAAGAATAATGCACAGGTGTTCCTACCTGCTGCTGGTAATGAACCACTGATTGACTTTGTTATATTTGATGAGGAAAATACGTCATACCCCTTCTCCGTTAAGAAGATCAGTAAGACAACTAACGTAGTTAAACCTCAGGATATTATTTCTCTTATCAATAAGAAACAGATTGATGGTAAGAAAGATGATTGGGTTGAGAAATATAAGAAGACTGTTGAGTTTAAGATCTTAGAAGTTCTTGCTGAGAACAAAGTGAGGGATGGTTCTTTCCTTGCACTGGAATTGATTGCTAAGGACCTTAAATTAAAGACAAAATTACCCACAGAGGTGGTCAAAAACATTGATGCTATGGTGAAGGGTGGTGACCCTAAGGAATCAGATGTCAAAGCGGCACAAGCCTCCTGGTTGAAACTGGCAGAGATGTATTATAATGATGCTAAGGACTACTGGGAAGCACCCAAGCACAGTAGTGGCAAAGTTGGCATCGCCTCTCTCATCTGTCAAATGATGTTACGAAAGATCAGCAAGGATGGAGGACTGGTGTATCGTGAGGTCATTGAGCACTTTGTTATGAAGGAGGTCACCTACTACAAGTTCGCTACGAACAAAGGAATGCCAGTCTTCTACATGGAAAACCACTTGAAGAACAACCTCAAACCCACAGACCAGTACCACCTCAGAGAGAAATCATCTATTGGCAACCCTTACCGCGATAAAGTCGGAGTACAACCATGAGTAAGAACACACACCTCGAACACCTCGAAGATGATATCTTCAATAATGGATATGCTGGTGCTCAGAATGCACTTGCATTCTTGGAGGGTCTAAAAGGTATGCTAACCACTGGTAGTGGTGGTGGTAATACTAAGGTTACTGTGAAGTGGGATGGTGCTCCTGCTATCATCTGTGGCATAGACCCTGAGACGGACATGTTCTTTGTTGGAACCAAGTCTGTCTTTGCTAAGACCGAACCTAAGGTATGCTACTCCCATGAAGAGATTGACCTATGGTATGGCGGCACTGGTGTGCATCCTAAGTTGGTTGCTGCATACGATTACCTATCAAAGTTGCCTATCACGGGTGTGATCCAAGGAGATCTTCTGTATACAGAGACACCACCACTGGTTACTATGGGTGGCAAGAGATGCTACAAGTTCAAACCTAATACTATTACTTACTGTGTAGAGAAAGCAACCGAGATGGGTGGCAAGGTAGGTAAGTCTACGGTTGGTATTGTATTTCATACTAAGTACACTGGTCAGACTC